CCAACATTGCCGCGGCCATCGCCAAACTTGCGGGCCTCGGCAACTCGGTCAACGCCCTCGACAACATCGACTGGGCGAGCGACCGGGAGAACCTCCGCATCGTGGTCAACCGGGGACTCGTGACCAAACTCATGCTGCTGCCGGAGTTCCTGACTATCGACAAATTCGGCCCGCAGGCGAGCATCCTGACCGGCCAGGTCGGGTCGATCTTCGGCATCCCGGTCATCTCGCCGGCGTATGCCGCCAAGACGGAGGCCGACGGCAAGCTGTCGGCGACGCCGGCAAACAACACGCTCGGGCAGCTCACGGTTGTGAACGTTCGCGGCTGGCTCCGTGGCGAGTACCGGAGCATGCAGATGTTCATGGATCGGATTCAGCGGACTGACCAGTTCCTCATCGAGCTGTACACGCGGCAGGCCTTCCAGCGCTGGGGCGCTGACGTTGCTGCCGGTGTCTACAACGTGACGTCTGACTAACCCCACCCGGTGGGAGGGGGGTCTGGGGGAGAGCCCCCCTCCCACCAGCTCCGGAGGTGATGGATGGCTGAGCTGCGGGTGGTGGCAGACTACCAGGCCGGCCCGCTGGCCTATCGCAAGGGCGAGACCATCAGTGTCCCCGACGAGCTCGCGGAGTTCCTTTTGCGCGACTCGCCGGGGTCGTTTGAGCCGGTCGCTGCTGGCGGCGGCGGTGATGATGAGCAGGCTGCTGATGGCAGTGTGACGCGGCCGGCGCCGAGGGGGCGCCGGCGATGAATCTCTACACCCGGCTCCCGCAGCTTCGTCGCGCGGCGAACCTGGGCTCGGACCACACGGGCGAGGACGAGCGCCTGCTCGACATCGCCGAGCAGATGAGCCGGGCGGTCGACAACTACATCGGTTACCCGGCCTACGAGCGCCAGGGCGAGACGTACGTGTCGCTCACCCGCGCTTGCCACGCCAACGAGTGGGGCAAGGTGGCCTACCTGTCGGTCCCGGTGGTCTCGGTGGATTCGCTGGTAGCCGACACGGACGCGGATGGCACATATGACCTCACGCTGACGGCTTCGGACTACGTGATGGAGCCGGTAGAGGGCCCAGATGTAGGCAAGCCCTACTGGCGCATTCGGCTGCTGACGGGTGGCGCGCTTGGCGCGATCCCCACGTGGCCGCGGGCCCTGAAGTTGACCGGGACGCTGGGCATCCCGCATGGGCTGATTTCCACGGGGGTGACCCTGACCGCCAACGCCTCCGCGACCGTGCTGACCATGAGCGGGTCGGTGACGGACAAAATCTGGCGGGGCGACACCATCCTGGTCGGCGCTGAGCGGATGGCGGTGGAGGCGGTCAGCGGTTCGACGGTCACGGTGAGGCGCGGCATCAATGGCACGACCGCGACAAGCCACACGGCGGCGGCAGTGTCGGTGGTGGATCCGCCCCCGGCGTTGACCAGGGCGCTGCTCGCGTGGGTGGGGAGGATGAGCTGGGACGAGCTGTCGGGCTGGCAGGGCTCGGTCGTGATGACGGACGTCGGCGGGACCGGGTTCCCGTCGCGGTCGTCCACGGCGTGGGCCGCGATCCGGTCACTGCTGGTGACGTATCGGCGGGTGGGTGTGGCATGAGTTTGGTCAAGGTCGACGTGTCCGGTCCGCTCTTTCAGCCCGACGCCGGCAAGCGCATGCACGACGCGGTGGCGCAGGGGCTGCTGGCGCTCGGTGAAATTGGCGCCGAGACGATGAAGTATTCGATGCTGAATTACAAGCTGGTCAGGACCGGGCGGACAGTGTCGAGCATCCGGGTCATCCAGCGCCGAAAAGCCGGGACGGCCGGGTACGTGTTCATCACGCCGACCGATGTGTGGGGTGGCGTGATCTCGGTGCGACGGGGTGGCCTTGAGACATATACGACAAAGAAGGGCAAAGTACGACAGCGTCGGATCTGGCACCGGAGCGTGCTGGAGAGCCACAACAACCGCCCGACGCGCTCGTGGCTGGCGTTCGGTGAGCGCAAGGGGCGCCGGCTGCGGCGGACCAGTGACTTCTACGCCCGGACGATCTACGCCTTGAACAAGGTCAAAAAGCAGGGGATTTTCGCCCCACCCATCGTGGAGGCGCTGTCGTGATTGACATCGAGGACGTCATCGACGCGCTGAAGACGAAGCTGGACGCGGTGGCCGCGCAGACGGGCCCGTACGGACGAAAGCGTTTCGACGTGGTTGTGACGGGTGTCGGGTTGCAGGCGCCGGACGTCTCGCGGCTGGCAGCGGTGTGGTGGGACGGCGAGGACTCCGAGGAGGAGACACTGGCCAACGTCATGACGACGCACCGTTTCGGCGTGGTCCTCGCGTGGGTGGCCCGTTCGGCGCAGAGCGAGACGAAGCGGCTGGACGTGGAGATGGCCGACACCCTGCGGGCGGTCAAGACGGCGCTGCGGGCAGACTCGACGCTCGGTGGCCTGATCACGAGGCTGACGATGACCCCGGCATCGCGGGTCATCGCACCGCTGGCGGACGGGGTGGCGGTTGGGGGGCAGCCGGCGCCACTGTATCACCAGCTCCTGTTCGACGTGCTCATCGACGACTACGAAGGGGAGGCCATCAGTGAGTAAGCAGAGTGGCATCGGCGACCGGCTGTTCGTCGCCGGGTATGACGCGAGCGGTGATGTGGGGGCCATCAGTAAGATCGGACTGAGCTCCGAGGCCATCGACGTGACGGCCATCTCGTCCGGTGGGCGGGAGCGCATCTACGGCCTGGCGGATGGGGAAATCAGCTTCACCGGCTTCTGGCGTGATGACCCCGGAGCGGTTTTCCAAGCACTGAAAACACCGCGCACGCCGGAGGAGCGCATCGTTACTTATCTGCGGGGGCAGGGGTTGGGCAACCACGCGGCGGCGATGGTCGCCCGGCAGGTGAACTTCGACTGGAGCCGTGAAGCTGCGGGTGGTTTGACGTTCACCGTCCAGTGCCTGAGCGGGCGCAACGGCCTGGACTGGTGCACCCAGCTCACGCCGGGCATCCGCACGGATGCGAACGCCACCGCCGGCGCCTCGGTGGACAACGGGGCGGGGACGTCGACCGGGTGGGCCGCGTATCTCCAGGTCATCAGCCTCACGTCGGGCAACCCCACGGTGCTCATCGAGGAGTCGCAGGACGACGGCGGTGGCGACCCGTGGGCCACGCTGACCTCGTTCACATCGCTCACGGCGCCGGGTGCCTACGTGGCGAAGTCGGCGTCCAAAACTGCGGCGGTGGAGCGCTACCTGCGGGTGCGGACAACCGGGACGTTCTCGCAGTTGAAGTTCGTGGTGGTTCTCACCCGCGAGCCGATTGAGGTGTAGCGGTGGAGATATTCGCCATCCGGCGGCCGGTACCGACGCACTGGCGGGAGGCCACGTGCGAGGAGGTTGACTGTGTGCACTACCTGCAGGGATGGGTAACGCTGCTGGACCCGAGTCATTCGCGTTACCAGGAGCTGCGGATGGCGGTGCAGCGGTCGGGCCGGCGCTACCGGGTTGCCCGTGGCGAGGATGTTGGGCATGCGGCCGGCCTGGAGGCGTACGTCTTCGAGGCCGGCCAGCGGTGCTTCCGCGAGCATCGCCTGCCCGTGGAGCGGGAGCCGGAGTACCTCCAGCAGAGGCGCGGCCGGCTCATCCGACACCCCCGCTGGGAGAGCTGGCGGGACGAGTTCAACGACGGTGCATACCGTGCAGGGAGGCTAATCAATGGCTAAGGAAAGCGGGCTTGGGCTGTCGGTGCAGGTCGACGACTCGGCCGGCACCCAGCGCAACATCAGCAACGACATCACGAATTTGCAGTGGGCGATGCCGAGCGACGTGCAAGACGTGACGGGCGTGGACAAGTCAGCCCGCGAGCGCATCCACCTGCTCGCCGACTTCTCGGTGACCCTCAACGGCATCTTCAATGACGCGGCGAACATGAGCCACGCCGTGCTCAAGAACTACCGGACGCTGGCGACCAACCAGGTCGGCCGGACGGTCACCATCACCCACAGCGGCCAGACCATCGCGGCCGAAGTGCTCTTCACCGACTACTCGATGAGCCGTGAGGCTGGCGGCGGCCTGACGTGGTCGGCGCCCGGCCAGCTCGCCGACGGCACCGTCCCGGCCTGGAGCTAGCAGATGGGCTTCGAGCTGCCGCGCGAGGTCGTCCTGGAGTTTGACGGGCCGTACCGCGGCCTCGAAATCCGCTGTTCGGCGACGGTCCCCATCCGCGCGCTCTTTCGCATCCAAAAGCGGGCGGCGGAGGTGGCCAACGCCGACGATGACGGCGGTGAGGCATTCGAGCTGCTCTTCCGCGAGTGGTTCGAGGCCGTCAAACCATCATGGAATGCCGAGGTTGGCGGGGAGTCCGTGGAATGCACGGCTGAGGCCATGCTCACCATGCTCCCCGCTGACCTCTGCATCCGCCTCATCCCGCAGTGGCGGCAGGCGGTGAGCGGGGTGGACCCCACCTTGCCCGGGAGCTCGCCCTCTGGCGAGCCGCCCCGGGCGGACCCCATCCCGACACTGGCCGCCCTATCGTCATCCCTCCCGAGCTAGAGGAGGCCAT